AGGTATTCGTTAATGAACATCGTTGACAGACATGGTCGGCCGTTTGCCTCTGCTCAGTCTTACGAAGGGGCGACGCGTGATCCGCGAGGTCGCAACTGGCCAGCTCCGTCAGTCGGCCCGAATCGTGCTTTAGCGACGGCAGGCAAGCCGCTTAGAAATCGCACGAGACACGCCTATCGTAACAGTTTGCTGATGCGGTCAGGACTAAACAAAAACACCACGAACGAAATCGGCAAGGGCTACACGCTGATCAGTGCTTGTACCGATGAGGCGTTTCGCAAAGAGATCCAGCGTTTGTGGCTGGTTATCTCCAAGCAGCTTGACCCGTGGGGCGATCTGAACTTTGGCGGCATTTGTCACTTGGCGGCGCTTTCTCGGCGCATGTCCGGTGAAGTGTTTATCCGTCGTCTTAATCGCCGCTTGGATTCGGGCTTAATCGCACCGGTTCAAGTTGAGCTTTTAGAGGCGGATATGTGTCCGCAAGATCTGAATCGCCAGCTAGGGCCAAATCATCGCATCGTTCAGGGCATTGAGTTTATCGGGAAGCTAAAAGTGGCGTTTTGGTTTTACAAAGCGCATCCCGATGATGGTATCGAGAGCGTGAGCCTGAATGATTGCATCCGCGTTCCTGCGCGGGATGTGCTGCATCATTACAAACCCACAAGACCTGGACAGGTCCGAGCTGAGCCAGAAACCGCCGCCGCGCTGATTAAAGATCGCACGCTGCATGAGTACAACGACAACGAACTGGTGCGCAAACGTGAGCGCGCAGGGTTAACGGGTGTGCTCTATCGCGAAGGTTTCGGCGAAGAAGCGTGGGAGTTTGACCCGCATACAGGAAAGCCCTTGTTTGCTGATGCTGATGCGGCTAATCCAGTGGAAACCATCAGCGCGGGAACGTGGCTCCGAATGGTCCCAGGCGAAAAGGCGATGCCGTTCGACGGTGACAACACGGGTCAAGGTTATGCGGATTTCTTACGATGGGAATCCTTGCTCTATGCCGCAGGTATGGACATACCTTATCCGTTGTTAACAGGTGATTGGGCGGGGCTGAATGATAGGCTGGTGCGCGCGTTCTTAAACGAATATCGCCGCTCGATCAGCTTTGACCAAGAAAACCTATCAGGCTTTCAAGTCGCGTTTGGCATTTGGCGCTGGGTCGTCGAAGTGCTGATCACTACAGGTCAGCTATCTGCGCCTGGCTTTGCCAACGACCCGTGGAAATATTACGCGGTCGATGTTCGCCCCGATGCCTGGAAGCACTTACACCCTGAGCAAGACATCAACGCCCGTAACAAGGCGGTGGCGTCGCACATCTCAAACGGGGAGCGTGAGGCGGCCGAGTACGGTACCGACATCGAGAAGAACATGCGCATCAACGCCCGCTTACTCAAACAGTGGGAGACGATTTTAAAAGAAGAAGGCGTCGAAAATCCGCCCGCCAAACTCGGCGGGCTTTTTAGTGCCTCGGAAAACATGGAGCACGCTGACGATGAAACATAAATTCGCGCTGAATTATTTGATGTCACAGCCTTGGGCTCTGGATCAGCAACTGCTGTCGCTGATGAGCGAGATCGCCAATCGAGAGGTTGATAGCCTCTCGTTGGATGATTTCATTCCTGAGTCTTTAGCGGGAGTGCCAGGCAAGAAAGTAACGCGGGGCATGGAAAGCCGCGAAGGCGTGGCGTTAATCCACGTTAACGGGGTGATCAGTCGCTACGCCAATCTTTTCACCAATATTTGTGGCGGTACGACAACGCAATTGTTGGCTCAAGACTTTACGAGAGCGCTCAATGATCCCGCTTTTAAAGCCATTGTGCTGTATTGCGACTCGCCAGGCGGTGAGGCGAATGGCATTCACGAACTGGCTGAGATGATTTATCAGGCGCGCGGTAAAAAGCCAATCGTTGCTTATGTTGGCGGTATGGCCTGCTCTGCGTGTTACTGGGTAGCCAGTGCGTGTGATGAGGTGGTGATGGATGCCACTGCAACGGCGGGCTCGATCGGTACCGTGCTGCAGATGCGCATTCGCAAAGCCAAGGCGGAAGATGAGTTTGAAACGGTGGAAATCGTATCGAGCCAATCGCCGAACAAGCGATTGAGCCCCGCCACCGAGGAAGGTCGCGCCGCGTATCAAAAGCATCTTGATGACCTCGCCGAAGTCTTTGTTCAGCGCGTAGCGCGCAATATGGGCGTTGACCGAGACAAGGTTATTAACGATTTCGGCGGCGGCGGGATCCTAGTCGGTCAAGCTGCTGTTGATAAAGGCATGGCTCACCGCTTGGGGAGTCTTGAGGGCGTCATCGCCGAACTGAAAAAAGGAAAGACAAAATCAATGCCAGATCCTAAAAGCAAAGTGGGTGCCGAAGGTGAGGACAACGTGATCACGTTGACTCTACCCGCCAGCACCGAAATGAGTACCGAGGCCGTGATTGCGGCATTAACTGAGCAACGTCCTGATGTTGCGGCGGCGCTAAAAGGTGAATCGCCAGAACTGGCCGTGAATCATGCGGCTAAGTTGGTTGCTCTGTGTGCCGCATCGGGCATTCCTGCGCTGTCGGCCTCACTGATTAAAGATGGCGTAACGCTTGAAGCCGCAGAGCAACAAATCAAAGTTGCTGCTGGCTTAAAAGACACGCTCGCCGCCGCTGGGCTGTCTGGTAGTTTTGACGCCGTGGTCGGGGCAATTAATGACCCCGTTGCTATGGTCGGCAAAGCCATTCACGAAGTGACCGCGTCTCGTGATGAAAGCAGCGATCAGACGCGCATCATCAAAGACAACGCACCCAAAGCCAGCAAGCTTAATACGAAAGCGATTTACGCGAACCGTTAATCCTGCTGATTAACCCCTCAGTCTAGTTCTAAAGGAAAAAGCAATGAATCAAATGCTTCCTCGCGCTGGCGTGCATGTCGCTGGCGAAGTGGATCACGTCTCGCGTGATCGAATTGTCGTGGTCGGTGGTCCTTATTATTCCGGTACGGTTTTGGCCGAAAAGGACGACGGCACATTCACTCAGCTCGACATTACGCCAGAAGCGGCCGAGGCCAATGTGGCCGCTGTCGTGCTGTATGGCCATGTGTTGACTCAAGAGCCGACAGAAGAAGTGGCTCACGCCCGAGTGTGCGCACTGTACGACAGTAAGTTGACTTGGCCTGCAGGCATTACACCGACCCAAAAAGAAGCGTCGGTCAAGGCCTTGGCTGAAAAACAAATCGTCCTGCGCTAAGCGCGGGACTCTACTCCACCGATTAAAGAGAATGTGTTATGGAATTGGCAAAAGCATTAGAGTCTGAAAAATTTACCATCAGTGAGCTGACAGCGGCGATCAATAATGTTGCCGTGCCGCGCACCCGCCTTGCAGAACTCAAGCTGTTTGAAGAGAAAGGCATCAGCAAAACTACGGTGTCAATTGAATACAAAGATGGCCAGATCCAGCTTGTGCAAGATGTGCCGCGTGGCGATGACGGTGAACCTCTGGAAGATCCAGAGCGCAAACTGGTGACGTTTAACGCCCTGCACTTGGTTGTGCCTGCTAGTATTTTTGCGGATGAAATTCAAAACAGCCGCGCGTTCGGCGAAGAAGATGAGCTGGAATCGCTGCAAGATGTGATCAACGAAAAAGCTGAAATCATCCGTCAGAGTATCGACATCACGATTGAGTATTTCCGCTGGGGTGCAGTCTTCGGAAAAATCTACAACAAAAAAGGCGACGTTGTTCTCGATCTGTTCAAGGTGTTTGAAATCAAAGAGACCGATGGTGAAGACACGATTGATTTTAATCTCGACTTGCCGACTCAATTGCTCGATGTGAAACGCAACTCAGAAAAGCACATCAAAGGGCCAAAGCCTAAAGCTCACCGAGCATTCTGTCGCCCTGCGTTTTTCGATGAGATGTTGAAAAATGAAAGCTTCTACAAAGCGTTTGAACGCTACAACAACGGCGAAGCACTGCGTGAAGATGTGCGCCGTGGTGTGTCTTGGCAGGGTGTGTTCTGGGAAGAGTACGACGAGAAATTCGGCGATAAAGACCCAATGCCCGCTAAGTATGGTGCGGTGGTTGTGCCGGAAGGCAAAGCAGGTCTGTTCTTGACTCGATTCGCACCAGGCACGTACAGCGAGACTGTGAATACGAAAGGCTTGCCGTACTACATGAAGTCTGAGCCTAAGCGATTCAATAAAGGCGTTGATCTCGAAAGTCAATCAAGCCCGATTAACTTGTGTACCAATCCACTCTCAGTGCGTCGTATTAAGTTCACGCCGAAAACTGAGCCAGCCGCTTAATGCGTAAGCGTGACCCCTTTCAACGTGCCAGCCGTCGGATTGTCCGGCGGCTAGGCCGTTACCACGAGATAAAGATTAAGCCGCCGTTAGGGGAATGGGTCAAAGTGGACGCCGTGCCAAACCAGCCATTGCTGGATGTGGAGCTTACAGGCGGGACCAAAAGCGGCAAAGGTCAAACAGTACAACTGCATCAACGTCATATTGTGGTCGAATCTCACCACTGCCTTGGCATTGAGCATGATTGCGAAAGCTGGTCAGTCAAAATTGATGATATTGAATACTACGTCACCAAGGCTTATCCGAAAGATGATGGCGTGACCTATCTCTTTTTGAATGATCAAGTTGAAGGTTCAGCACTTAGCCCGGAGGGTGAAGGACGTGGCCGCACGTGGTGTTGATTTTAAAATTAATTTTTCAAAAGAACTGCAGCGGGTTAGCGCGCAAATTGCCGCGACCCCTAAGCAGTTAGAGCAGGCAGGCCAGCGCGCGATAAAAAAAACCATGCGCTGGATGCAAACCCGAATATCGAGAGAAGTTTCTCAGCTAACCGGAATACCGCAAAAGTCACTCAAGACGCGCTATCACTTGAGAACGGTCGGCAGTGGCGCGAACGCTGTCACCATTTTGTGGGTCGGTATTTCTCCGGTCGTCGCCGAGAAAGCAGGCCGCGCACGGCAGACCAAAAAAGGGGTGAGCGTAAAGCAGCATCGATACGATGGTGCGTTTGTCTCTGATATGTACGGTTATGATTCTGCGGTGTGGATCCGTGCCACTCGTAATGTGAACCAATACACGACAACGAGCCAGCGGCGAAAACCTAACCCCAACGCGCTGCCCGCTCACCTACGCGGACGCTTTCCCGTCCAGCATCTTGCAGTAGACATCGCGGAAACGGCGACACAATCGCTGCGAAGATTGGAAGCGAGAGTGCCTGATGAGTTTCGCAAGAAACTCGACCAAGAACTCAACTATGTGATGAATCATGAGCGCACTTAACGATTTTACTGAACTGCATGAGGCCATCGAAAGCGAGCTAAAAAAGCGCGTGCCGATCCTCAGCACGGTCGCACTTTATGACCCGACGGACATCGCCCCTGGTGGTTCCTTCACTATCAAAACCCCTGCGGTGCTGATAGAGCTGACCGAGGTTAAACCCGGTCGAGCGGTCACAGGGGGACGCATCCCCTTTAAGTGCGAATTTGCTTTGCACTGCATTTTATCTACCAAGTCGCCGGATCTGCCGTTGGCGGTGCGTAATCTCGCGGCTGCAGTGGCTATGGTGGTTGGGTACTTGCCCGAAGATGCTCAATCGGAGTTTGTGCGTACTGGCCGTCAGGATTGGGGTTTGAGTGAGCGCGGTGTCGAATGTGTGCCGGTTGATTCAATCAATATTTATCCTGGCTCATTCAAGCCAAAAGGGGGCAATGAAAAGGCGATCGGCTTTGACTCCATGATTGTGACGTTTGAGCAGCAAATCCATTTCGGGCCACTGGTCATTGATTCGCCCGCGTTCCTACCCGATGAAATCGAAATCGGCGGGCAGTATGAGGTCGGGGGGAGTCAATGGAGCTAAGCGAACGTGTCAGCGAGCTTGAAAGAAAGCTCGAAGAGATGGTCGTGCGTGGTGTTATCTCGGTAAGTAATCCAGAGCAACGCTGGGTGATTGTCTCTTATGGCACTCAAGAGCGCCCCATGACGACAGGAAAGCTCCCGATCAAGCCCATACGCTCGGGCAAAGCCATCGTTTGGTGGTTTCCCGAGGTCGGCGAAGCGGTGACGGTGATTTCACCCGGCGATCTGCGTTTGGGTGAGGTTTATCCTGGGAGTTATTACGACCAGCGGCCCGCACCCAGCGACGACCCTGACCTGTTCTTGATTGAGTTCGGGGATGGCTCGAAAGTTTCTCATCACCGAGGTACGCATAAGCTTGACGTTCTGAACGTTGGTGACGTTGAGATTACCACTCATCAGAACCTCACAATCAATGCAACAGGAAAAGTCAGTATCAATTCCTCTGCGAAAGACATTCAACTCAATGGCGGCGCGGGTGTCGTTACTGGGGATCATTACTGTCAGTTTACGGGTAAGCCACATTCTGACTGCAGCAAGCAAGTTAAGGCGGGTAAGTGATGACTCTGGATGCAAAACGTTTAGAAGAGGCGTATGTGGCCCGCTTTGAAGCCATAGGTGGCCGTGCGGATGGTGATCACGCTTGGTTTAGAGATCTTGCTAGGCTTTTGGCTGAAGAAACGGTCAAGGAAATTACGTCTCACGCGAAAGCCGATATTAAAACCGGAAGTAGCGCTGGACAACATTCTATTGTTTAAAGAAATAAAGAATTAAATCATGAAACAAGGCACAGACCGTCAAACAGGCCAGCTTATCGGCGGTCTGGATTACTTGCGTCAGCGCATCACCGACGCGCTTGAAACGCCAAAAGGAAGTTTGGTTATCGAGCGTCAATACGGCTCTCGATTGCACGAAGTGATCGATCTCAATATCGATCAGACTTTTGAAATGGAATGTTATGTGAGAATCGCTGACGCAATCGCCAATCCTAAATGTGGCCTCGACGATTTCAGATTAACGGATATGACAGTGACCCCGCAGGGCGGTGGAAAAGTATCTCTGGATTTGTTCGGCACGTCGACCAGTGATGGCCAATACATTGCACTTGAGGGGATCATTATCGATGCAAGACGGAATTAAATTAGAGCTGCTTCCTGAGTTTACCGCGATTAAACAGACGCCGATTCAAGACATTATTGACGACCTGGCTAAACGCGCAGCGCTAGAAAATGCGGCCCCCTCGGATCCGTCTTATCGCACGATGTTGGCTCAAGCCTACCGTGAGAAAATGCTCAGGCAAGACATTGACGAGCAAACAAAGGGCGTCATGTTGGCCTTTGCCAAGGGGCCTCAGCTTGATCACATCGGGTCGACTTACTACCGAACCCCGGACGGAAAACCAGTCAAGAGACTTGTCGGCGAGACCGATGAGGCATATCAATCACGCCTGCAGCTCTCGATGGAGGGGTACAGCTCAGCAGGCCCAGACGGCGCTTATCGCTTTTATACTAAATCGGCCGATCCTAACGTGCGCGATTGCGAGCCAACTTCTCCGCTGCCGTGTCATATCGAAAATTACATTTTGACATATGACAATGGTGGCCAAGCCACTGAGGCATTATGCAAGAAAGTAGAAGCCTTTGTGTTCCCCCATCGTCCTCTTGGCGACAGGCATCGAGTGCATCCCGCAGAGATCTTGAGTTATACGATCGACGCTGAGTTGATTGTTCGAAAAGGTCTAGATAACGCGGCTATCAAGCAAAAAGCGCTAGAGCAAGTTATGGCCTTTACGCTTGATGAGCACAAGCTGGCAGGGTATGTGTCAAGCTCAAGTTTGGACAAGCATCTCACGACCTCTGGCGTAGTGAAAGTCAACCTTATCGGTTGGCAGGATGTGGTGGCTGATCGCACGCAAGCACCGAGGTGTGATGGTGTCTCGATCACGGTTAAGGAGCTGGCATGAATGATAAAACCATTCTCCCTGATAGCTGCTCTGATTACGAAAAAGCGCTCGATGTCGCGGTTTCTGAGCGCTACGCGCAAATAAAAAGCCCCGTCTCTACTATTTGGGATCCAAACCTTTGTCCTTATCCCGCGCTGCCTTATTTGGGCTGGGCGTTGTCAGTCGATTACTACCAAAGCGATTGGAGCGAAAAAGTTCAGCGCCGAGTGGTTGCCAGCTCGATTGATTATCATCGGAAAAAGGGAACGCGCGGCGCAGTTGAATTGGCGATTTCCGATCTCGGCCTTTCGGCCAAGCTCACCGAATGGTGGGAAATGGTGCCGGAGGGAGAAGCTGGAACGTTTAAAGTCGATGTTTACGCATCAGACACGCCATTAACTGAAAAAGTCGCCGTCCAGCTTGGCCATGCCATTGATAACGCGAAGCGCAAGAGCCAGCATCTGATTGATCTGACATTGCGCGTACGCTCTCAAGCGCGCCTTAATCTTGCGGCTTGCTGCAAAGTCGGCGAGCGGGTGCGGATTTTTCCGCGTCAAGCCAAGGTTATTAAGACGCAAACCACCATCACGCTGGCGTGCGGCTTGCGAATCACTGAAATTGTCAGAATTTTACCGAGGACCACATGAGTAAGACATACAGCACAATTCCCACTCGTATCGGTGCCGCTAAGTTGCGTAATGCATCGATCTTAAACACCACAGTAAAAATCGCCAAAGTCGCCTTCGGTGATGGTGGCGGCTCTGAATATGAGCCAACGGGCGAGGAGACGAGTTTAAAGCGTCAAACCTATTTTACTGTGCCTAATTACATCAAAGAAGAAGGCAGCTCTCCAACCTGGGTCGAGATGGAAGCGGTGATCCCGCACAACGTGGGCGGCTGGTACTTGCGCGAGTTTTGCTGCTATGACGAAGATGATGATTTGATTTTTATCGGCAATCTTCCCGAGTCATACAAGCCAAGCGGCGATGCTGGCGTGATAAAAGACCTGGTGTTTGAAATGGTCTATGATGCGGTCGCTGCCAATGTCGTGTCGCTCAAAATTGATGCCAATGTAGTGATTGCAACGCGTAAATTTGTTGAAGACCAGTTTAAGCTGCATAAGCAAGAAAATAATCCGCATCCGCAGTACCCATTAGCATCATACGCCCAGTTCCTTGCATACGACCCTGTTCGAATCTATTCCGCAGGAGAGGTGTGTTACACAAAAGATGCTGAAAGCGGTGAGCTGAGTTATTGGCAATGGTACTCCAATGTCGAATCTCTTGCGGGGAAAACCCCGCTTGATACTGCTAATCGTCATATAGGCTGGCAGGACAACACAAAGCCATTTTATTGGATACCCTACACAGGTGATCAGGTTGGCATGCCATTTTTCTGGCTTGCTGCAGATGCGCCGGAGTGGGCCGTTATGGAGATAAATGTCGATCTGCCAATCGCGGTTTATTGGCGTTTGGCTCGACGTTATCCTGACTTGGTCAATGGTAGTGTTATTAATACGGGTGAGATCCGTGATGAGTTTTTGCGGGTTTGGGATAATGGACGTGGCAGAACTAAAAATCGAGAATTGAACTCAACTCAAGCGCCAACGCAAATTCCGTTCATATCAACAAACAACTCTGGAGCGAATAGATATCTAGTTACTCCACCTATTGCTTCGTTTTCTAACACTCTATATCCGAAGAATGAAGAAGAGCGCATCGATGCGCCGGTATCGGGTCAATATTATCAAGGAACAGTCAGTAGCGCAGTAAACGGGGCGAACTCGCTAGTTTCATACGCGACTTACCCACGAAATACGGCTCGCGCAATGGCTATCGCCATTTAATAAGGAGAAGAAGATGAAATTCTACCCAATTAGTGAAACTCGCGAGGTATTAGCAGCAGTAACGGCTACCTTTCGCGGCGGAATGTATCACATCCCCAAAGGGGCTTTAACCGTTGAGCCGCTACCACCCCAAAAAGGCTTTGCTGTTGTCGCACTCGATGATTTGAGTGGAACTGAATACATCGAAGACCATCGCGGTACAGTGATTTATGACACAGCAGATTGCACAGTATCCGAAACGGTCAATGCCTTAGGCAAAATCAAAGAAGGTTTTACGGATAAAAAGCCGAAAACGCGCTGGGATAAATGGATTGACGGAGAATGGGTAACGGACATCAGCGCCAAATACATCGCCGAATTCGACCAGGTCGATAACCTGCGCCGTAGTTTGTATTTCGCAATGGTTGACCCATTAGTATCAGAAGCCAAAATCAAACGACTGCAGGAAAAAGAAGCGGAAGCCATCGAACTGGAACGCCAAGCCATTGCAGCCCGCGAAAAAATCCAACTTGATCACCCTTGGCCAGTGAATCCTGAAGCCTAAAACCCGTCACTGAACGGGTTTTTTAATACCCAAAATCCAACCCAGCCTAGTGCTGGGTTTTTTATTACCCTAAAAAGGAGAAAACACCCATGTCCCAAGGGAATTACTTCCACGGCGTCGAGACGTTTTACATCAAAGATGGTAATCGTCCGATCACCGTACTTGCCGCATCGACCATCGGTCTGGTGGCGACTGCTCCGAATGCCTCGGTGGCCAAGGCGGCGACCTTGACACTTGGGGAAGAGGATAGCGCCTTAACGTTTGAAGCGGTCAATGCTGGTATTCGCGGCAATGGCATCAGCATCGAACTGATTGACCCGGCGGCTAACGATGCACAGTTATCTGTGACCGTGTCCGGTGAGAAAATCACGGTGTCACTGGCAACCTCAGCAGAAGGCGCTATCACATCCACGGCCACTGAAGTCGCGGCAAAAATCAATGCGGATGATGCGGCCAACGATTTGGTGTCAGTGTCGGCCTCTGGCGATGGCTCTGGTGTCGTCGATTACGCTTACTTAACTTACCTAACAGGTGGTGAAGATGAAGCGTTTCCGCTCAACGTACCGACACTTGTCACCTCAGACAAAATGATTGTTAAAGCGGGCGAGGGCGGTACGTTGAAAAACGCCCTGAAAGACATTTACAGCCAAGTTGGCGCTGTGTGTATCGTCATCCGCGTGGCTGAAGGCCAAGACGAGAACACGACCAAAGCCAACGTGATCGGCACGCTCGATCCGCAAAGCGGCAGTGCAACCGGCTTAAAAGCATTGGAAAGTGCAGAGGGTAAACTCGGTGTGCGTCCTCGCTTGATCATTGCGCCTGAATTCTCCCACCTTAAAGGGGTCGGTGAAGAAGTGGAGCGTGTCGCGAAAAACCTCAACGCAACGCCGATTATTGATTCTGACCACTTCGCGGGATACAGCGCGATTGTTCAGCGTGCGCGTCAGTTTGCCGAAGCGCTGTTTGTGCATGGCGGCATTGAGCTATTCGACCCAGACCAAAAAGCCAACGTGAAGCGCCATGCGTCAGCGCTTGTGGCGGGGCACATTGTGCGCGTTGATAACGAGGAAGGGTATTGGAATACGCCCTCTAATCGTAAGATCAGCGGCATCCAAGGTACGGCGGTCGATGTTCCTTATGTGTCAGCAGGTCCCGGCGCGATCAGTTGCTTGGCGAACCAGTTCAACAGCAACAATATCTGCACCATCGTTAATAAGCAGGGTGGCTGGGTGTTCTGGGGTAGTCGCTTAACCAATGGCATGATGCTGCCGCATCAGCGCATTCGCTACATCGTCGGCGACAGCATTCTCTACGCTCACGATGATGCGGTAGACCAGCTCATTACCAAGAACTACGTTGAGAGCGTGACAGGCCGTGTGAACAGCTTCTTGCGCCGCTTGGTGAATCGCCAAGTGATCAGCGGCGGTTTGTGCTGGGCAGATAAAGAAGTGAACATCGATGCCATCGGCACGGGTCAGGTGTTCTTTGATTATGACCTCGGGTTCTATGACGTTGCGGAACGCGTGACTTTCCGTCAGCACGTCAACAATACCTACAACGAAGCAATTTTCGGTTAAGGGAAGAAGATGGCACGTATCCCCTCAGTCCTCGTGGACTTTAATGTCTTTCTGAATGGCACCAGCTTTGCGGGTGTCGCAAACAAGGTCACGCTACCTAAAATCGTCACCAAAACCATCGACTTCGATGGGGCGGGCATCGGCGGTACCATGAAGCGTGACATTGGCAAGCTTGAAGCGATGGAGTCAGAAATGACTGTGTCTGACTACTCCGATAAGCTTTTTGAATTGATTGGCTCTCGCCAGTCTAAAGATGAAATCGTAACGCTCAAGGGCGCGCTCGATGTCGGTGGGGTGATTAAGCATCTCGTGGTTCGTCAATCAGGCTTTTGGCGTGAAGTGGAGTTTAATGAGTTTGCGGCAGGCGGTGTGGAAGCGACCACCAAGTACGTCATCGATGTCGAGTTCTTTGAGCTGGTCGTCGATGGCAAAGAGCTGCTGTACATCGACAAGCTGAACAACATCTTCCGAGTGAAAGGCAAGGACCGCAACAAAGAGATCCGCCAAGCGCTCGGACAATAATCTTCACTCTGTTAATTCATTAATTCTTTAATTTAGCCCCGCCGTGTCGGGGCTTTTTGTTTGGAGCAAATCCCATGAGTAAAGTGACTTTAAAACGCCCTTTAAAACGCGGTGAAGATGACATCATCGAAATTGAATTCAAAGAGCCAAACACAGGCTCGCTGCGTGGTCTTGAGATGTTCTCGATCTTGCGTATGGACGTTAACACGCACCGTACTTTAGTGCCGCGCATCAGCAACATCACAGCCAACGAGTTTGATATGCTCGCGCCGTCTGACCTGGTTGCGGTGCAGTCGGAGGTGGTCAGTTTTTTCACGGAATAGATAATCTCCCTGCGGATGTCATGGAGGTGGAAGCCGATATTTTCCTTGTGTTTACGGGGTTTAATGCCAGCGTTACGGCCACTATGTCGCTGAGTGAGTTGATGGGTTGGCATAAAATTGCATGGCAACGCCATCAGAAAGCGCAAGACGAAGCACAAAACGCCGGGTAGTCCATCAGGGCTAACCCGGCTTTTTTTCGTTTGTAAGGGGTAAAAATGGGACAAACGACCAGTAAGCTTTCGTATGTGATGGAGATGGTCGATAAGATCACGACGCCGATCAGTAAGGTGACAGATCAAACGACCAAGGCGGCCAAGGCGATTGAGTCTACACAAAATCAAATGGCCAAGCTGTCGCAGAGTTCGGCGGATCTCGATGCTTTTCGTCGCTTAAAGCGAGAAAGCGCCGATACCAGTCGTGCGCTCGATGAGCAAAATAGAAAAGTGGCCGACTTGGCTCGTAAGATGCGAGAAGCGGGAGCGCCGACCCGCGCATTGCAAACGGAGTTTAATCGCGCCAAGCGTGAGGCTCAGGCGCTCACTCAGCAACATGAGCGAGAGAATGCCAAGTTAAGTGAGCTAAGAGCCAAGCTCGATCAGGCGGGTATTAGCACAAAGAATCTGCGTCAAGCGACGCAACAAGTCGAGCGTCATACCGCTCGGCTTAACGAGAGGCTGCACGATCAGCAGCAGCATCTCGAAGCAGTCGCGCAGCGCGAGAAAAAGCTTGCAGGGCTGCGTGAGAAAAACAGTCAGTTGATGGGCTCTGTAGCGGTCGATTCTGCGAAAATCGGTGCCACAGTGTTTGCGCTATCCAAGCTGACCGAATCTTATGGCCATGTCGCCACGGCGCAAGGTCAGATCCAGTCTTTGGGGATCGGTGCGGAGGGCATCGATGCGATAACCAAGGCGGCGAAAGATTTTTCAAACCAGTTTGCGGGCACTGCGCAAGCTGACTTTATTGCGGCAAGCTATGACATTAAGTCTGGTATCGCATCTCTGTCTGATGTTGCGGTCGGTGAGTTTACTCGCATCGCTGCGATGACCGCAGGCGCAACCAAATCGACCACGGAGCAAATGACCAGTTTGTTTGCCTCCGGCTACGGTATCTATCGTAAGCAGTTTGATCAGTTTGGTGCGGCCACGATTGAGGGTTGGAACGCCATGTCTTCGGCTGAGCGCGACATGAAGTTCGGCGAATACTTCTCGGCGGGTATTGCATCAAGCGTTAAAGCGTTCAAGACCAACGGTTCAGAAATGAGTTCGGCGATCTCGAACCTCGGGGCAACCGCAACAGCAGCGAACGTGTCTTTCGCTGAGCAGCTATCGATCCTGGGACAACTGCAAGCAACGATGTCAGGCAGTGAAGCGGCCACAAAATACAAAGCTTTCTTGAACTCCGCTGCAGGAGCCGGTGACAAGCTCGGCCTGAACTTCCTTGATGCGAATAATCAACTGCTCTCTTTGCCGGATATTTTAAGCGAGTTAAAGAGCCAGTACGGTGACACCATTGATGCGATTGAAGAACAGGAGCTAAAGAAAGCCTTCGGTACCGATGAAGCAATGGCGTTGATTAAGTTGCTTTATCCTGAAATCTCAACCTTAAAGCAGAACATTGGCAGCATGAACCAAGCGCTGAGTTCGGGCATGGATACCACAAACGAGATGGCCAAGGCCATTTTAACGGGACCGACCGAATCCGCGCAGCGCATGAATCAGCGCATCAGTAACCTCTCTGCGACGCTCGGTAAGATTTTTGCGCCGATGATGATGTTTGCGACCGATGCTGTCGGTTTTGGCGCGATGGCCATCGCCGATTTGGTTGAGCGATTCCCATTCCTCACTCAGCTGATCGGCGGCGCGGTGATGGGCTTGATTGCCCTAAAAACCGTGATGATTGGCGTTAAGCTGGCTCAGATTGCCTGGAACATGGCCATGTTAACCGGTGCTCAGCGCATAGGCTTGCTGGCAGGTTTGCAAAGGACGCTGGCCGCTGCCACCGCCATTTGGACGGGCGCACAATGGGCGCTCAATGTAGCTCTGAATGCTAACCCAATTGGCTTAGTGGTTTTGGCTGTGATGGCCTTGATCGGTGCGGTTGCACTGATTGTGAAGCACTGGGAACCTATCGGGGAGTTTTTCAGCAATCTATGGGATGGCATTGTCGCTAAGTTTCAATCCGCGATGCAGTTTATCTCCAACACGATTGGCACGATCAAAGGGTGGTGGGATAGTTTGTTTGGCGATGAAGGCCGCGTCACACAGGCCGTCGAGATCAGTCGCAATATCCATCAGCAAGAGGCGGGCAATTCTGGTTACACCACAGGCTATGCCGTCGGCGGTGTTACGCCCGCTAAAACGGGGATTTCTGCGGCACACACCATGCCAGCCAGTTACACATCGAGCTATCAAATCGCCATCGAGCAACAACCTGGTGAAAGCGGTGATGATGTCGCGCGTCGCGTTCGCGAAGAACTTGACCGCCGTGACCGTGAAAACGCCCGCCGTAATCGTCTGAATAACTATGACTAGTAGAGATCCGCATGAATGAGTTACGCAACGGCGTAATGTTGGCGTTGAGCTTCCCGAGCGGGGATTTTTTCTTCTCTGTGACAGGGGCTCAGTTTCAGCAATTACGCACATCAATGAAATGGCGCTGGGCGACACGCTCGCGCCTTAATCGAAAGCCCGCCAAGCAGTTTCAAGGCGCGGACAGTGACAGTAAAACGCTTGAGATCACCATCTACCCACAAAAAAAATCAGACTTGTATCAGTTCGACAAGATGAAAGCGCTCGCTGATAAGGGCGAGCCAGGGCGATTGGTTGGCGGTACCCCGACCGGGGGCGCTGACCTTGGTCTTTGGGTTATCGAATCGCTCGAACGCACCGATCAGTATTTCACAGATAACGGCATTCCTTTGGAGATCAAAGGCAGCCTGACGATTTCGGAGTACGGCGAAGATGAGTACTAAAGGTGTGCAGTATCAAACCCGACGAGGTGACATGCTCGATTGGATTTGTCATCAGCATTATGGCCAAAGGCCGAAAGCGGTCGAAGCTGTGCTTGAAGCGAATCCTGGGCTCGCCCGTCATGGTCCCATTCTGCCAGAAGGGTTGGTGATTCAATTGCCTGATCTTGGCCCCGCAGAGCAGAAAAACCGCATCCGACTATGGGATTAAACTATGAAACCAGCCGTTTTTAAAATCATTGCCAATGGTTCGGACATCACTCGACTGATTAAAGACCGCCTAGTGCGCTTAACTCTGCGTGATGAGGCGGGCGTGAAATCGGATGCCGTCACGATTGAACTCGATAACCGCGATTTAGCGATCGAGCTGCCTTCGACCGGAGCAAAATTAGAAGTCTGGATCGGTATTGGCAAGGAGTTGGAGTTTAAAGGCTCGTATCAAGTGACGGAACTCGAAGAGCCGCTTGATGAAGAGTTGCTGACCATTAGTGCAACTGCAGCTGAGTTTAAAACCAGTTCAATAAAATCGCCGAAAGACCGCACGTTTGATGCGATCACGTATGGTGATTTGGTTAAGCAGATTGCCCAGGATCATGGCCTTAGTCCAGTAGTTAGCGAATCGCTGGCCAAGATAGAGTTTGAACATATCGATCAAGTCGCTGAGTCGGATTTAAACCTGCTTAACCGCCTTGGCCGACAGTATGACGCCATCGCCAAGCCAGTGGCTGATCGCTTGCTGGTTACGCCAAAGGCCGAAGGGAAATCAGCCAGTGGTCAGCTGATGAGCGAGACGGTCATCGATGACCCGGCTAATTCAAGCGGGCGTGTCACTATTACCGAGAGGACCAACTATCAAACCATTATCGCGCACTGGTTTGATGAAGAGGCGCAGCAAAAACGCAGCGTCAAAGTCGGCAATGGTGAGGAACCGGTTTACACCATGCGCAGGCAATACCAAAGCGAACAAGAGGCGCGAGACGCCGCAAAGGCGGAGTTCGACAAACAAGCGCGCGGTAAAAAGACGCTATCACTCTCTCGTCCGCTCATGCCGGAACTGACAGCAGAGCTGCGCGTTTTGCTGAAAAACCACAAGCCTAGCGCGAATGGACTATGGATCGTTGAAACTGTCGAACATGTCATCGAGCCCGACAGCGTGTCGTCTACGACCGCGACGCTAGTCACGCCGAAATAGGCAATCTTATTGATAAGCTTGCCGATTGTGCGGCTTTGAGGTCTAATAAACTGTATTTATATACAGTGATGATTTTATCACAGGAGATCAAAAATTGACGGTTAACGCATTAAACGATGGAACGAAATCCGGTACATTAGCAAACTTGGCGAATTTTTTGCGATTTCTTGCTAGTGCAAGTGAAAATCCTGAACTGTGCGATCCTGGCTTACATCAGGCCATCTTGCAGGCCAGTTTAACGGCTGGGCAGCTTGAAAAGGCGGGCATGAGTGCGCAAAAAGAAACCAATCAGGCAGAGCAGATCATCGAAAATTGAATTGCTGATCTTTTTGGGCGTGACGCTTTCCGCATCGTGTGGTAGGCTTACACCGAAATGTTGTTATATGGCTTGTTCGTTATGGTTTGGCGACTTAACGGGCAAGTGAAAAAAATTAACCTGGCTTAAAAAAGCAAAACCCCGCAGAGCGGGGTTCTTAAACCGGGCAGTAAGCAGTAAACTAAAAACAAACGGCTCACATCTAAATTTGTTTGGCGACAGAATCTAGAAAACCCTAATCACAGAGCTTAGTTTACTGCGTGCGTCCGGTTGCTGCAAGCCTTAGAGCGAAAAAGCAACCAAAAATGAGCGTTATTGGACTAAATAATTCTCCAGCTTGGCAAGAAGACCGCAGTGGCTGGAGAAGATACACCCCTAAATTTGACATTCCGATGCCGAATCACCCGATCGCGCGTCGACTTGATGCCCTCCTGTCTGGTCATAACTGGAACTTAAACCGTTTTATGCGAAAGCTGCGTAAAGACGGTGCAACGCTAAAGCGTCGCAAGCTTGCTGATGGATCATGGAAAACTAAGCACATCGCCCCACGTCGCGCATCGATACGGCTTGAGCGTGAGCAGACGCTTGATGCCTTGGTGCGCGCGATGATTTATCGCGCAAACTATGATCCTGATGCCCCTTATCTTTTTGAAGTTAAAGCAAGCATGGAAGAGTTGGCCAAGATGATTGGTCAGCTGCATCAATACGAGCCAGGTTACGATGGTAATAACGGCCAGTATCGTCACGGCCGAAAAGCTTGTGATCCGGTACATGCGGCAGCGGATGATCTTGAAGCAGCAGAGATGATTGTCGTGGTCCGTGAATTTGACCAGGAGACGAAAACCAACAAAGCGAAGCGCATATTTTTGCGCCCTAACTTTTTTAAAGGATTTGGTCTTACGATGGACGACACTCGATCCATGCTTTCAATGGCGAAAAAATGGCAAGAGCGCAACGGATTGATTAAGACGGCCAAGCAAAAACGTCAAGATGAATTGTTACGTCAAACGGAATCCGACCGCATTGCATCGCTCGATCGTCCTTCACTGCGTAACCTTCTTGCGCGTATTCGCCGAGAGTTTACCGGAGAGAACAAGCATACCAAAAGCGTTATGGCTGCTCATCAACGGCTAAAAGAAGCAGAAAAGCGCGCCACTAAATCAACTCGATCTGAGTCTGAAAGCCGCTTGATTACGTTACAGGCTCAGCTGCCACCTTCTGTTGTTATCCGCGCTAAGTGGGCAATTAGAGATAAGCATGGCTTATCTGCAGGCCCTGAGTTTGATGCGCTTCTGCTTGAGAGCTTAGAGCTGCTTACCTGATCCCCGTTATCTGTTTTCATCCGCTATGAGGCGGAGGATTTCCCGTTTCTGCCATAAAAAATAGCTCAAAAAATGAGCTGGATTGATCCACAGGATCCCCTCTCTTTCTGTTTTTCCCCGCTTCTGCATCATCGCCGCCTCTAAAAGAAGAAATAACCTCGAAAGTAAAAGCTGAACTAACCGCTTCCCTAAAGAGAAGGATACAAGCCCGCCATAAAGGCGAGGCTTGCTATCTCTTTCGCTTTCGCTTTGCTACAGATATAAAGGTACCTCCCATTAAATTGCTATTTAGCTAGGTTGGTAAACATCAGCACCGTAGAAGCAATTTAACGGGCCCCAACTGCCAGCATTGGCAACATTGGTTAGATGAAACCAATCCGACATAGCTGGCAGCGCTTCAAGTGCTTTTTGTCATCCGACAGTCAGCTCTATTAATCGCTTAAAGACCGTGGAACGACTACGCATACAAAGGCAATCATTCAAACTTCAGCTGCCGCCATATTGCGCTTCGCGCGATTCTAGCAAGGCGAGGTTGGCGCAATTGAACGCTGCAATCATGGTGGACGATTGACGTACTCGATCGCTGCACGTCAGTTCTGCTTAGCATGTCGTCGCACGGCTCCTCCATAAAACGCTCAACCACACGGATAGTATTTAGGCCATACTCATCAATAACCATTTGCAACATGGGACGAAAAGTCCTATATTCTCAACCATTAGCGCTACCATGGCGCCACGTTGCTTTTTTATGGGAATGTATGAAACAGATAAAAGATGTAAGACCTGAAACCTTACTGCCGTTTGACAAGGGTTGGATCCAGCCTACTGGCGCTGAGGTGCGCGCTATGCTCGCAGAGTGCGAGCTGACTGCTACGGCCGCCGCCGCACTTGTCGGCGTCTCTGATGGCCGCACGGTGCGTAAATGGGCGTCTTTTGATCTTGCTGAGGCTGAGAGAGCCAAGGAGCTTGGGAAAAAGACCAACATGCAGCGCATCCCCTTTGCTGCCTGGGCGATACTTGCCGATCGAGCAGGTTGCGGCCAAATCTGGAAAATGTAGTAAAGATTTAAAGAAATAAAGAAAATATTCTTGCAATATAGGACGAAAAGTCCTATATTTATCTCGAAGGCCGGGCGAAGTGCCAAGTCCATAAGCGAGATAAATCACGATGACCGCAACTCTTATCCAAGCATTAACTGACCGTGACTTTTGTTCTTACTTCGTGAGAACTGGTGGCGGATTCCATCCTGTTGATCAGCACCCTTTATTGAATTCTGAAGCTCTTATTCATCGTTACTGCATGTCTGAATCTGAATGGCTTTATTTTGAACATCGTTACTGGCCAGATGAGGATAAGGGCGAAGAAATCGGCGGCATTATGTCTGATGCTGACGTTCTCGCTCAACTTAAGATAAGAGATATTCAAAAAGCTAAGCTCTGGCGTTTTTATGTTGCCTATATTCATGGGCTTGCCCCAATGAATACAGTGGTCGATAAGCTTTTGTCAGGAGAGTATAAGCAGCATTGGGTTTTACCAAGCCTTACTTGTAGTGACTCCTTATCCACTTGCGGAGTGAATGAAGAGTCGGGGAGTGAACTGGGCCAGTGCCAACTTAGTTTTTGTTAGTAATTATTCACCGCAAAGGTGATTAAGGTTTTTAAGATGAAAAAAAGGCGATTATCTGACAATCAGAAGCTGGCGCTGTTCGTGCTTGCGAATGCTGAGGTGAACGGTGTTCATCACCATGTGTCTTTGGCCAAAGTTAAGAATGCGGCTGATGGACTAAGGCACTACCTTTGCGACAGTGATAACTTTCGCAAGGGGATGCACACTTTAGCCGCGCGCGGCTTGATCGAGATGGCGCGGCGTTCTGACTTGGGTTTAATGGTTAAGCTGACTCGCTTGGGGCGTCATGAGGCCGCCGCGATTTACTTTAAAAAGACAGGTGAGCAGATGGATATCAAGCGGTCTGACGATGAGCAGATCACCATATTTGAGGTTGAGGAACAGGAGAACGGGAAATGATGTTTAATCGGCGCGTCAGTTTTTGCAGATCTGCACATTCCCCGTTTTCCCCCAATGCCAGTGACACGAACATCTAGATCACTGATTTATTGCCTTTCCGCTGATAGTATGTGTGTTTCTTATGTCTATATTAGGATTTGCACACATGGCCTTACCTCCAATCATTGAGGACAAAGATAAAACTTGGCTGTTTAAAGTCATAACTCAAAGCCCTGAGCCTGAGTTAAATGCTTGTCTAATGGGCTTCTTTTTAGGTAGTGGCATGACAACGCTAGAACTGTGCCGAATACAGGTAAGCGACATAGTTAAGAAAAACGGCGAACTAACGAAATACTTTGCTGTGAAAGGCGATGTGGTACGTGATTTCTATCTGTCCAATCTCAAGTTGCAGAACCTCATTAAAAGCTACATCGAGAAGCGCAGAAAGGACGGTGATAACCCTGATCAATATCTAGGCTTTGATCCAGACGAACCATTCTTTAAGCGCAAGAACGGCGAATACTTCAAGATTAAGCGTAGAGATACAACCAAAGGAAACATTACATACCATTGCAATGCTCTGAACGCTCATATAAAGCGAATCTTGGCGGACTCAGGCATTGAGCAGCCGAGTATTCTTTCGGGGCGTAGAACGTTTGCTGTGCGCTTAAAGCGGCAAGGCGTGGACACTCCAACAATTCATTTGATGCTAGGCAACAAAACACTAGAGACGACACTCAGGCTGATCGATACGGATACGGTTAGCATGTTAGCTATTGCTGATATGGCGTTTTAGTCTCGATTTTCCGTAAATATACTTTACGGAATAGCTTGATTTAGTAAACATGTTTTACTAAAATAGATTTAATGGTAAAGCATTTTGACCATATTCATTAAGGGGAATCAATGAGCTTTGTACCAGATTATAAGCTCTCAGAGCTAAGCAAAATGGCAGGGTTTGACACTGTTGACGAGTTGGCCGAGTACGCATGTACAACGCGCCAGAACCTCGATAACTGGAATAAAACCGAGTCTAAACAGGGTTTTCTTAGAGTCGTCATTATGGGCGCTAAGGTAATGAAAGCCCAAGAAATTAAACGCCGAGCAAATGCGCAAGGCTAACCAGTAAGGGAAATTCGATGAAATTCACAGTGGTTTTAGAAGATGAGACAGTTGGTTATATCGACAGCGAATCGCTTAATGGGAAGCACGTAGATGACTGCATTGGTCAGGTTGTCAAAGTTCATCTTCATGATGAAAACGGCAACCAAATTGAAGCTTCAGGGCGTTTGGTTGAGGTTTTAGAAGAGTCTGAGTTTTAAAGAGGGGAAACTTGTAATAGAGAAAACCTGATCTTTTGGCGGTTTCGATGCCAATCAGCCGCCAAACTTACCCGCCGATTTTTCCGCGCAAAACCTCGCCTTTTTGAAACAAATTTACAACGCACAAAAACGCTACTCGATCACCGCTTTGTTGCCAATTTTGGCGCGTTGGCGCGTTCAGGCCGCCAGAACGGGCAGAAACACCACTAAACTCACCGATTAAACATAATAGGCATAATCGCCACCAAAATTTGGTGGTTGGCTTTTGTTTTTATGCAGAACGTCTCGACCTGGCTTGCGCTGATCGGCTAACCTCGCAGGCGTTCATGTTATGAGGTTGATTGATTATGATAAAAAAGCTGTTGGTTATGGTTGGTGCGCTTTCGCTGTTTGGTTGTGGTGACGCAAATACTCAATGGTTAAGCAAAGGCTATTCGGTCGGTCTGGATCGCGCAGGTTGGATGAGTGCGGATGCGGATACTCAGCTAGGAACGGCGGGCCATTGGTTAAAGTCTCTGCAGAAGAACGGGTTTTTAAATGACGAGTCGATTACCAGCGAGCAATCTCTCAAAGAGAACGCCACTTTATTGATGGAGTGTTTAAATGCTGCAATGCCGTTTAGCGACCAGGAGACAAATTATTTAGTGGCCGACTGCGTAAAGGTAAACGGTTGGTTTAAAGGCTAATTTATCTCTTAAAACGTGGCCTGTGACGTTTCATGATCGGATTCTCTGCCGTATGATGACGCAAAAAATTAGCGTGACGCGTCACGCGGTAGGGAATTTGACAATGAAGTTTGGCTATGTAGTGAATGATATGGACCTTGCAATGCAGTTGAAGGCCGTCCGTGATTTTGGTTGTGATGAAGTGGTCAGTGATAACCTGGCTGCGTTGATTGCGAGGTTATCATCCGGTGATAAGCTTGTGGTGTGGCGCATTGATAAACTGGCAAGCAGTGCTGCAGATCTTGAGCGGTTGTTTGATGCGGTCCACCGTTCTGGCGCGTCGATTGAGTTGTTATACGAGAAATTGAACTCTAATGCGGATTATAAGGAAGTGTTAAGCCAACTGATCGCTGTTATGAAGAATATAGAAAAATTATAGTTATTATTCTGGTGTCTTGTCTCTGTATAGCATCATGATGAGAGAGACAAGCACTGTTCGCACATCTGGTGGCAGCGTTCTCGCTGCTGCGGCCACGTCCCAAGGTGTCGTTTTGTCTATCCTGAGCATATCGAGAGATATGTCCAAGTCGGTGGTTTTTAGGTTTTCGACTAAGGTTCGATAATGTGACATCTTTATATCTGTATCTCCCCTCTCTATTCGTTGATAGGTTTTCAGTGAAACGCCTATCATCTTTGCGGTTTGATTTTGCGAGAGTCCAGCTGCCTCTCTGCGCTCCTTTAGCGCTTGTATTAGCGGATCGTACGCCATGCTTCCCCCTCTGTGTAAATACGACGCATATCACATGCGATAGGACAATTTTTTCCCTATATCACCAAGTATAGGACTGTTTTTTCCCTTGCTATTTACAGTGTGGAATCAGATCTGCATATTCCACTGGTCAAACCAATAAAAATATTGACAAGAATAATATATTGCAGTTGGAAAGGTGTGTCTCTAAATGAAAAAAACAGTAGTAAAAAAGAAAATGGACCAAATGATGAGCCTACTAGAACTTATGGATGATCTAGCCCGCTCTGGTGACTGTGTGGTGCATGAAATGCAGTGTGCCACGGTGTTACTAAAAGGGCTGCATTCGGAAGTGTCCGCACTCATTGAGACGGGAGACTAAAAGTTTTAAGCCCCTTTCGGGGCTTTTTTTTATATGCGGTAAAGCCATGCGGCCTGTTTGAACCTTTGGGTGATTTCTGGCGTTCTCTCGATTCCCTTTTTCGTTAATATCCAATCTTGAATATCACGATACACATCGAAGAAGCACCGATTTAAAAGCCTTCGGTCGGTTTTTATCTGCTTGCCATCGACAGTGATTTGCGCGATCAGGATCGGGACTTCGCTGCATTTAATGGTTTTCTTTGCCGTTCTTAGCCCTATCACGCGTCCGTCAGGGTAAAAGAGCTGGTTTGCATCCAGCTCTAAACGAAGTTCGCGCATTCTTCTTCTGCGTTTCAGTTCTTCTAATTCGGCTTTGGCGGTTTGCTTCGCTTTTTGGTCTGAGCCATAGCGACTAAACGCAAAGTAGCGCTGAACGCCTAGCACTTTATCTTGAATTCGATAAGCGGTCGGTTCAGTTTTGTTTGGGTATAGCATGATGCTCATGAGTCCTCCCGTCAAAAAAGTGATTCTTGGCGCGGCTCTAATGGACTTGGCCGCTTAATGCAGTGATGCGTGCTGACGTCAGGTTCCGCACAGTACAGGTGGCATTTCTCATTCCAAAACACATCCGCACCATTCTTTTTGCAGTGTCCAAATCGCTGCGCCCGTGGTTCGATGGTTAAACCAAATTCGTTGATGGTTGGTGCGAAAGGATCTTGTTGCCAGCCTTTCTGCTCGTAATGTTGGCAGCTAAAGCAAGTATCGGGCAGGCTTACTCGTGCTATGTTCATGAGTGGCCCCCTTGGCGAGTGATGGCCTGATAACACATTTTTGCAATGGCTTCGCCAATCGCGTCGGGCTTGTCCTTCAAATACTCGATCACTTGTTCTGCTGGTTGATGCATGAGGTCTGATAGACGCAGCGCGCCGAGCAGGTTATGATTAGTCTGCAGCATGATTCATTCCCATTGGTTGTGTTGTTGATGCCAGCAGTTGCAGGGGTGAGATACTTCAACTGCTGGCGCTTCCTCTTCACGGTTTATCCGTGGTGTTTCTTCCAGAACTCGAACATCTTCTTGAACTGGTCAATCTGACTGATGTCATTCACGACACAATAGACTCTCCACTCCTTGACGAATTCTGCGTCCGTTTTAAAGTTTATTGGCAGCGTGTCTCCTTTCTTGGTGTTCTCTTGGCCGCTTGGGGTTTCTGTTGCTTTCGGCGGCGCGCCTTTCGGGTTTGGTCTTCTGTTTGGTGCTTCTAAAGCCATTTTAAATACTCTTTAATTCTTTAAATCTTTAAGATTAATTAACCAGTTCGTTTAGTCGATTAATTAGCGCTTGTGTGACTTGTTCTGCCGCTTCGCGCGGACCTTTGAACTTGCATTCAATGGCCGCCAATCCTGCGTCATGCGCGGCACGGATAGAGGGTTTTTCCGGTAGCGGTGAGCCTACGGTGAAATAAGGGGTTTGTGACATGTAGTCGTAAGCGTATTGCAGTTCTGCGTCACTGCCTGTGGTGCGGCAGAACACGAACGCGATCTTGTTTTTGTCTACGCCATTTTTTACCAGGTCATTGGCGAGGATAACGCAAGGTTCCATGTCATCAAGGCCGAGGCCAGTCGGAATGACAACCAGATCTGAGGCCAGTGATACTTCGAGTGTTGCGCGGTTGGCCATTGGTGCGCCATCAAAGATAAAGACGTCATATTTATCGGCTTGTTTGAGCGCGATGGTGGCACTGCCGAAAATCTCGACCGCAACATTCGGCTCAATGCCTGCGGCGATGCGGCGCTTGTGCCATGTAAAGCTGGTTGATTGATTCACATCGAGATCGGCAATTTTCACATCCCAACCAAAGCCCGAGTAAGCAACAGCGAGGTTGCGACAGGTGGTTGACTTAGCGACCCCGCCCTTTTGTTGTACAACTGCGATTTTGTATCCCATTGGTTTTGCCTTTCGTTAATTAATGATTTCTTTAACGCTACGGGATAGATAATAGGACTATCCGTCCTATATGTAAAGAGTGATGAATTAAATAATTAAAGAATTAAAGAAAATAAAAACCCGCCGAGGTGGCGGGTTGGTGTTGGGTGGTGTTTAGTAGGTATCGAGGCGTTGATCGAGTATCAGCCGCGCATTGCGTCGGGTCGTCTCTCGATAGTTCTTGTTGTTAGCGATGTTTTTCAGTTCGCTATTTGCGGTTTTGTAGAGTGTGAAGATGCTGATAAACCAATGTCCGGCGATGTGGTTCATGCTTGCTCCTTAGTTGTGGTTTCGTAAGCGGCGGCGGGTACCGTGTCGGCAATCCATTCAAGGCACTTTCGGCAGCGCAATTGATTGGACCGTTCTGGATAGTCTGAATCTCGATAGAAAGGGCGTTTCCCATCTTTGCGCGTGGCATAAGGTGACTTGAGCTCGATGGTGATGGCTTCACCACAAGTGCAGTGGTCATCGATGAGGGTTTGGTTGTTCATTGGCTTAGCTCCACTGGCTTCATCATTCCCTTACGACATTTGCACTTTGAGTAGGCCGCGACGGTTTCGCTGTTCCCACAATTCATGTTGCAGCGGCATAAGGCAATATACTCGCCGTTCTCATCGAGTTGTTTTTCTGCAGGAAGGGTTTTGTTCATAAGCTCGATCATGCCGAGTTGCTTATCTATTTTTGATAGATGAAAGGTGAAGTCTCGGTAATAGGCGAGGATATAAATGCCAATAGCGCTTGTATCAATAAATTTATTTTTTAAGCTTACTGAGTTGTTCAAGATGTTTATCAGGAACAACTTTCGGACACTGGCGCTTGAGAACTCCGCATCTGGAACCTTAATTTCTCTTTTTAAGATTCCGTTTTTAGCTTGGAAAAGTAAGTCGGCATCATCAATGGCATGATGAATCAAATCGCACATTACATCGATGCACTTATCCGCTTGTCCATAGTCTATGTGTAGCAGCTCTTGTTGATGGCTATAGTTGTAAATGGGTCTCATAAATCACCTACCACGGTTCAACGTCTTGCGGCTGCATGGTGCCCTTGTGGCACTCTTTGCAGGTCACGCCAACTTTGGATACTTCGTACCAGTTGCCGCAATCAGGGTTATCACACTGGCAGTAATACTCACCATTGTTTGGGTTGGATGGTTCAGTGTTATTTATGCTCGGTAATGCACTAATGAATTCAATGACATCCTGTAAGTTGTCAAATTCCATATCAGTGCTTAAATCTCCGCCATTCTCATGAACCAAGTTTTCAGTTTCTTCGGTAAACTCAAGAGTCCAGCCATTTGCGTAACCAGAAGGCGTAGGGCAACCTCTCTCGTATTCTATTCTTGTTGCGATAATGCCTTTGCTTTTCAGGAGTCGTTCAATTTTACGTTTGCTCATCACTCTTCCTCATCCCAAACACATTCAACGCACTCGCAATCAATTACCTCGATAGCGCCTTTTTTATTGCATTGAGCACAGTGAACCTTGTCACCTTCAAACAAGTAACTGCTATCGGTTGATTCTGTCTCAACATAAGCAACCTTGGCGTCGCATTTAGGGCAACGATTTAGCCAGTCAATTTTGAGAACTTCGCCGTCGATAGGCTTTAAATTGCGATTCCAAGCATGAAATCCGCCGCAGAACTCGTGTGAAACAAGGCTGTCTGACTCTGGTTTTCCTTGTTCACGAATAATGACAATTGTTCCCTCTGGAATGGTCTTTTCCCATTCCTCCGGTGTTGTGACGTAGTGGTTAGTTGTGGTGATTGCTGCTTTCATGTTGGCTCCTATGCCGCTTCTGCGTTGAGGTTGATTTGAACAAGATCCTTTGGTGTGACCTCGCCTTTTTGAGTGACGTTGACGTTAAAGAGCCAGTTCTCGGCGAACTGCAGTACGTCTTTGGGGATGCGAACGCCGCCCGTTGGCGCTTTGTGGATCAGTACGCTGTGGGTTTCATCATCGTAAGAGATTAGGCGCGCGGTTCCGCTCTGGTGCATGTGTAGTAGCGCGCGGCTGGTATGGGTTTGGCCTGTTTCTTTGTTCACTGAGGTGATCATCTGTGGCCATAAAATAATGTGGTGGTCGCCTTCGTGGTAAATACCCGTGAATCCACCGTTGCGGATTTCCATCTCAAGGCGCTTGATCTTATCGATGGCGGTGACCATTTGGGCGTCTTTGGTCTTAATGCTGTCTTTGAGCTGTTGGTTGGTGCGTTCAAGACGGGTGATTTTTGCATCACGCTCTTTGCTCTTTTCTTTCACGCGCTGGATCTGTTCGCGCAGCTTTTGTGGGTTGTCGCTGCCTTTGAGTTCAGTGAGTTGGCGCTGTAGCTCTTTTACGCGGGCGCTTGAAAGTTCCAGCTGTCTTGCAAGGGCGGTGTATTCTTGATCGCGCTTGATTTTGGCTTTGGCGATTTTCTCTGCTTCTAATGCCATGTTTCGGCAAAACTCGTTTTCTTCTTGTAGTGCCCCGATCTCTTTTTCCATTTCAATTATTTGGTTGGCGTAGTTCTGCGCATCGATGGCCAGGGACTCTAAGTCGGCGACTTTTACGGTTAGGGCTTGGTTTTCTTCGACGAGGGCGTTCCACTCTTGGGTTTGCTGGTTGTGCGCGTGCAAAAACGCTTCGAGTAGCGTTTCTGGGGTGTAGTGGCTGAGCGCTTCTAGTTCGGAGAGTGGCTGTAGTTCTTGCGCGGCGGCTTGGTTCAGTGCGTTCATTTTCTTTCCTTAACCCTTTAATTCTTTAATTCTTTATTTTCTTCTTGCGTTGTTGCGTTCGATTTCGCAAGGACGGCACCAGGACAAGTAACCGTCTTTCGTGCCTTTGCAGTGATGAAAAAAGTCATGATTGAGCGGCAGGTACTGTCGGCATCGAGAGCAGCGTTTTTCAATGCTATCCTCACCGACGCGCAGCGTTCCTCGACGTGCGCGGCTTAGATAGTCTTGCGGCTTGATGTAGCGCTCTGGTGGGTAGACGCGCTGGATCACTTCTGACTCTACCGTTTCAAATTTTTCGGCAATCAGCTCGGCGCTCAGTCCGGCTTGTAACAGTTGGCTCATCAGTTCGATGTCGTGAGCGGTGATCTCGATGGTTTGCATTTATGCCGCCTCCTGCTGTGCTTCTTGCTGCTGTTTTTGTTCTAACCAGGCAAAGCCCTTTTGCATCAGTTCAAGTTTGGTGACGGACTCTGGTATGGTTGGCCCGCAGTAGTACGCGGGGAAGATGATTAAACACATCGGTTTGTTGAGCGGGTCTTTCATCAGTTCGCCCGTCTGTGCGTTGACGAACTCGATGCGACCACTTGCCCACTTGGTGACGCTTTTGCCTTTGCGGGTTTTTGGGCCAGATTTGTAAACGTGATCGTAGTAGTAACCGGTGATGTTGCGGATGATGCAGGGCATACCCTGTGGCCACCATTCGCCGCTGCAGTCGTTTGGCACGAGAAATACGGTGGTAAATCCGTTCTGCTGCTCTCTTCTGGCTTGTTTTATCCACGGCAAGATGTCGCTATAGGGTGGGTTTAACCACCCCGTCGCGTTCTCGCCTGCCGGAACGCTTTCTTTCCAGTTTTTGGTCAGGGCGTTCATTTCTTTGGTGAAGTAGGTGCGCACCTTGGCCGAGAGGTGAGTGGCGGCCAAATCGATGCCGAATTGAAACTCCGCATCGAGCGCGGCAAATAGCCAAGGTACGGTCGAGGTGTGATCGCGGTATTTCTTGTCGGTTTTACTGTGCTGTTGGTGACTTTTTCCCATTGGTTGTGTTCCTGTTAGCAATGTATTTCACGACCGCTGCGGACGGTTCGGCTGTATTCGCTGCGCGGGCGTGAGCGGTTTCTGAGGGCTTGGTCATCGATGTCGGTGACGACGGAGAAGCACAAAACAAGACACATGACGCGTAAAATGCCGAGCTCGAACGCGCGGCTTATCATGTGCATTGGAGTGTGGGCGTGGAGCTTATGGCGGATGTCTTGCTCGATGAGTTTCATCTGCGGCATAGTGAGATTGAGCTCCATGCTCAGTGTTTCCGGTTGAATGCCCTGCGCATGGCCGCTTAGTACGGCCAGTTCATCAAGATTTAGCCCCATCCCTGGGACCAGTTCGAGACTACTCACTTTTTTTCCTCCAAGGTTAAGTTGTCGATTTGTGCGGCCAGTTGGTCGAAGGTTTGCTGCACTTGGTTTACTTGAAAGTAGGCGGCGTTGATGAGGCGATGCGCTTCGTTGCTGAGGTTGTTGTCGAGGGCTTTCTCAAGTAACGCGGCGGTCGCAATCAAATCGGCGGTGGCTGATTGCACGGTGAGCTTTTGCTGCCGCTGCAATTTCAACAGGTCAGTCGTGGTGGCGATGTTGATGACGGATAATTCACACATTATAAATCCTTAGCCGTTGTTCGTTTTGCTGTATCGTTGTTATGTTGTACTGCAAAATGTTGTTAACAGGTCGATAAAAAAACGCGACGCAGTCGCGCTTTTTAAAGCGTTTCTATTGGTCTAGGTTCCACGTTCCTCTGAAAACGTATTTGCCTATCACCTTGAGTCTTGAGTTGAACTCTTCTTCGCTAAATTGCTGCAGTGGTGCGTGGCGGTCATCATCTGAATAGATGCTGTAGCCGTCCCCAATGTCACGCCGTACATAACGAACATACAGATCCCCCGATGCTGCTTGCAGGGCATAAATGCCCGTGCTCGTGATGTCTTGCGCGCTTTTGTCTATGAGCAGTAAATCCCCACGCTGAAAGCTTTTGTTCATCGCGTCGTCTGGCGCGGTGATGAGCTTTAAGCTGTGAGGGTTCAAGCCGTGGCGCTTAATGGCCTCGACGTTGAAGGCCAGTTCGTCATCTTTGCCGCCTTGGTCTTGATTGACGTTGGCGGTGATGTATTTGTTAGTTTCGACCCCGATCCCCGGCTCGTTTGACCAGCCCGCTAAATATTGTGGGGTGGTGTCCAATGCTTTGGCGAGATAAGGGTATAGCGATACATCAGGACTGCGCTGAGCGCATTCCCAGTTTTGCCAGCGTCCGGTGCTGATTTCTTGAGGGGCGACACGCGTCGCCGCTTCGGCAGCTTCCCGAGCGGTCCACTTCTTTAATAGTCGGCGTTCACGTAAGCGGTCGCCGATGATTTCTTTTATATCGTCTTTCATTAGTTACACCCTGTCTGTGGGCTTTTGTTATCTAAGTAACGTTTTGCTTAATTCTTTAATTCTTTATTGGCGGCGATTTTGGTCATTCCGTTGCTACAAAATACCACATTTTGCGGAAAATGCCACAGCTCGATCATTGTGTTAACAACGATTTGTTGTTAATCTATGTCGCAAATCGCGGAAAGGACAACTAAATGAGGTTTCAAGACTGGATCAAAACGTTGGGTAAACAGACAAGAAAAGGCACCTTAAATGGCGGTCAGACTTGGCTTGCTCAAATGATTGGCGTCAGTCCCAAGACAGTTAATGAATGGGTTCATTTAAGACGTTCTCCAAAACCTCGAAGCAGAAACAAGATCCGACGCATCTCTGGCGGGAAAGTTGATTTCAGCTTGTTCGACTTGGAATACGAGCAAGCGCAAGCGGAGAGAGCAGCATGATTGTGATGGCGTTATTAGGTGGCACAGAGAGCGATGGCGATGCCGCGTATCTGGCTTTAGTGAAAGAGCTCGGCGCAAGTCGAGTGCGCCGTCTTTTTTTGGGGTATTTACCCGATCCGAATGAGCGTTGTCGCCGTTTGCGACTTGAGCTCTCCGGTCGGTGGCCAGATGACATTGTCACACTGGTCATAGGCAGTAATACAAAACAAGAGGTGAACACGCTGCGTCAGCTTGGCGTGTTCGTGTGCCATCAGTATGGCGCGTTAACCGATTTCTATGATCAGCTCGACATCAAACACCATGATCTGATGGTGAGCGAGCAGGCCGTTAAACCGAGTCACGTTTTCTCTATCGTCGAAGCGTGGTCGGAGTGCTATCTGCGCATGCAACAGCGCCGCCGCAAAATGCACATCCACAAAGCGAGGATGTCGGCATGACGTTGACACGAGGTTCGGTTCTGCTTTGTCAAAAGGCGAACTTTCGCGCGTTCCTCTCACAGCTTACTCAGCAAGAGGTGAACGACGCCGATACGGCGGCCAAGGTGGTGAGGGAACTTTGTCAGGTTCAATCGCGCCGTGAGCTCGATACGTTAAGCGCGGCCGCTGAGCGTTACCGTGTGCTGATCCGCCAGTTTAATGATTGGCTTAACAACAAGAGAGAGATGTATGGCAGTTAAGAATCGTTTTGCAGCAACGGACGAACAGCAAGCCGAAGAGCAGCTGATCGCGCTTTACGGTAAAGCAATCCGCTCTGGCTCGAATCGTGAGTTCCGCATGACGTGGTGTGTGAAGAACTTGCGCGCCACGATGGCGCGAGCAAGCACGCACCGCAATGGCAAAAACCAGCCTATGTACATTGTTGAAGTGAAGTAAGGCATGAAGGCGAACTGGGATGAGATTTTCGACCAATGGGCGCGCTGGGTACACCAGGGCGCATTGGTGCCCAGAGGCCAATCGATTTTGGGCAAGCTGATCGAGTGTGAAGGGGTGCTAAGCGGAGGGCGGGGCGGTGGTCCTGTTTTAGATTGCATCGAGGCCGATGTTGAGGCGGCGGTGTTACGTTTGGCGGCAGAAGATCGGGCATCAGCGCACGTCTTTCGCATCGAGTATGGCGCTATCGGGAATGTGAATGACGATACGCAACTGAAAAGAGCACTTCGGATCGGGATCAGCTTGCCCACCTATAAACGGCGCTTAAAGCAAGCGCGCACCGTGGTGATTGAATCGTTAATCAGTAAGAGGACCTAAGCCATGTATAGAACGTCGGATGATCGTCATCTTTTTAACCGCAAGTTACGCCAGCAAAGTCGAACGATTCCAAAGGTTAAAGCCGATCCTAAATCGGTCTCTGTGCGCCGAAGCATTGAGGAAATCCAAGAGCAGCGCCGCTTAAAAGCGCGGTTTGAACTTTAAAGATTTAAAGATTTAAAGATTTAAAGGAATTGAAAGCGCTAATAATGTTGAGTGTGACCATGCCCGCTGCCTTCGCGCTGTTGACATGGTTGGCGGGGTGATTGAGGTCAGGATGAAAACCAAGGTTGTCACTTTTTCAGAGCGAACCATCAAAGCTGAGCAAGCAGGCAGTGCGCGCACGTTACGTGATCCCGCCTTTCCGCTGCGCTTTCGCTTTCACCAATCCCGTGAAACGGGCTCTTGGTATGTGGTTCGCCGTGATGAGTGGCATTTGCTGGGCTACTGGCCTGTGCTGACTGTTCAAGCGGTGAAAACGGTGTTGCCTGAGAAACTGGCGCTACTGGCCGTCAATCCGAAAAGCAATTTACTGCAGGCCGACTTTGAGAGCGTCAATGATGTGTTGACTTGGTATCAAGGGCGTATCGAGAAAGATGCGCACCGCTCAAAGAATCGTAAAGCCACGATAAGAAGTGCGATCAAGTGTCATCTGATGCCGCGCATTGGTGAGCTCGCCATCGATGCCCTGAACCGCCAAGTGATTGACGATGCGCTGATCTGGCCATTGCAAGAGCATCACTCACTGGCCAGTGTTAAATCGGTATTGGCCGTGCTCAAACAAGCCTTCAAACAGGCGGAGAAGCTAGGAAGAGTAGACCGCAATCCTTTGGCGTCTATCGTGTTCACTGACTTCATTTCGGTGCCAATTAAAGAGAAAGACGGCCGTCTATTCGCATCGAGCATGGAAAGTCTCTTTGAATGCCTCACATCAAGTGACCGCGTCACTCAATGCTTGGTGATCATGCTGATAGGTCACGCCACGCGGATCACCGAAACCTTATGCGCGAAATGGTCACACATTGATTTGGTGGATAGATATTGGCGCATTCCGATGGGCGATACCAAGACTCACGATTGGCACAAACTGCCACTCACCGATCAGATGGTGGCGTTCCTCAGTGACTATCGAGACTGGCAACGCGCTCAAGGGTATCGCGGGGTGTTTGTCTTTCCAGGTCACGGTCACGCCAAGCCACTCAGTTACAGCGCATCAAGAACATTGATCAAGAAAGTCAGTCAAGGAGAGTGGAGCGCCCACGATTGCCGCAAGGCGACCAAAACCATCATGACCTCAGTGCTGAGCATCAATGATGCCGTGAGTGAACGCATCTTAAACCATTCGATGTCGAGCCTAAGAAAAGCCTATGACCAAGGACTTTATGACGTGCCGATGCTCGAAGCGCTGACTAAGTATCACGACTGGTTAGATACGCGCGGCTTCAAGTCGTTGCGCGGCGAGACAGAGACGAGATCGACAAGATCAATCAATCACCATGAGCTTAATGCTCACGCGGCCTGAGTCGGTAACGCCGCCATCTATCACAGAGGAATAAACAACATGAAAAATTTAATGGTCCTAAACCCGATAGCTTTCGCAATCCGACACGGTGAAAAGCGTGTGATTAACGTGCCTAGTCGGATTGGTAAAACCTTTAAATACAAGCGTTTACAGGCTATGTCGGCGGCGTGGTTGCTGTCTGGTTCGACTGAAAGTCCGGGGACCCTGGAGCGCTGAAACTTAACCACGGGTGCGAGGCCCGCGGTATTCCGGAAATTTTCGGGTTTCCTATGCGCCGTCAGCGCTCTCGCCAGATCCCTGACGAATCGCAGATCCCGTAAGGCTTGAGCGCTGCCGAAATGATCCTTTTTTAGTGAGAAAAATGCCGATGCGTTACATGAACATCACCCAAATCGCGACGACGTTTGACCTTAGCCGAGACACCGTCAGGAAGCGTCTGAGATCGGCAGGGGTTGAGCCTGCAATGCGGGGCAAAAAGAAAGAATCCCTTTATGACATGGCCATCGCTGGCCCTGCTCTATTTAGTAACTAATTCACCGCAAAGGTGATTAAGGAGTTTTAAGAATGCCGTTGTTAAAACAAGAGATCTGCTCTCCAAATCGAACAGGGAAAACCACGATGCTGCTTGCGTTAGCTTCTGGCTACTCCGCGTTAGGTCTCAAGGGCGTGATTGTGCTTAAAAATCAGGAATACGTTCATGATTTTCAGAGTCGAAATGAAGAGTTGGCGGGTGACTTCCAGCTATGGACGGCCAATGAACTTTGGGACCGTTTGAAGTTCGGGCGTGTGCAAGTGCCTCACCAGGTCTTTCTTATTGATGATGCCGAGCACATCGACATCGGCGGGGACTTGATCAAGAAACTGGAAGAGACGTTCGCCGATTCGCCTGACTTTGTCGTGTTGATGTCTTTCGTCAGCAAGAGCTTGCAGAAACAAGACGTGCTGATGAGTAAGTACAATCCGGACGGATGGAAGTTAGAGCACCTGGCGGAAAAACTGCGTAGTGAAATCAATCGCCAGTCGCTCAATATCGCGGGTGATGCGTCATATGAGGCTCAGTTGGTGACGAACAATAACTTCCAAATCATCGGGCTGTTAATGCAAGTCGAAGCGCTGCAGCGTGAATCAATGGTCATCATGTCAAGTATTGGACCCGATCAGGGGAAGATAGGCCGTTCTCGCTTTGAGGTGAAGTCATGCTAATTGAAAACTGGAAGCAGGCTTATAAGTTTTGGAGTGTGCAGTGCGCGTTGGCCGTGGCGTTCGTCAATGTGCTTATGGCCTTTCTTCCTGCTTTGCAGGATTACATGAGCGTCACTGTGTATGCCGTGATCAACGCTTTATTGGCGGGTTTGGTGGCTGTTGTGCGCGTGATGGCTCAGCTACCCATTGGCCAGAGTAAGGAGCAGTAAATGGAATCCCTCGTTGATGCTCTAAAAAAACGCGCGTGGCTTAGTGCTTGGCTTGCAGTTCTGGCGATTCTTGTCTCGATCGTGCGCGCAATAACAAAGTCGGTTCTCTTTCTGGTGAAATGGTATTGGTTCGGCTTTGCTATGGGCTTTGGTGGCTGGCATGGCCTGAAATTCGCCAGCAACATTGAAGCATTTATTCACTCACTGATTGTCTAGGAGTGATGATGACCGAAGAAGAGAAGCTAGAGAGAAAACGCAAGCTTGCTGCTCGCCGTTCTAAGCGGTATCGGGAGCGCCAAAAGAAGGTGCGCACAGAGCAAGAAGAAAAAAGCGGCCTTGCTACCATCGAGCTAACACTGAGAGCCGCTGATCGAGATCGCATCGATGCGATGTGCCAGCTAAGAGCGGTAGTCACTGAACCTTACAGCCGAGAAGAGTACATCGCGGAACTCGTCGAGCAAGACGAAAAGCGCTATCAGGAACAAGTCGCCGCGCTCGGTTGTTGTGGCAAATGCAAATTGCCACTGCCGCAAGGTTGTGAGGGTTTGTTTCAGGGAGATAGCGAGTGCTGGCGCACTCGCGATTACAGAGAGTTAATGCTATGAGACTAAGTCACAGAAGAAAACTCGCCCATAAATATGGGATCTATAAATTGAAACGCGTGTATGAGGGTTCGCCTTTTCCTCTGAGTATAAAGCGGGAAAGTTCATTTAATCCGTTCTTAACTCTAAAGCCGGGCGAGAGAATTCAGCTCTTTGTTCACTCCCCTGGTGGCAGTGTGCAGTCGGAAGCGAGTCAAGATGTCTCTTTCTTAATGCCAATCGCGTATCGTGTTCTAAACGCTGAAGATGAAGTAGGCAAGCATGAAAGCCGATTCAGTAAGATGATTGACGGATTAAAGCAAAAGGCCACGGCGTTGTTTGGGCGTCACCGATCCGTCTTTAATCGTGCGTGATGCGTCACCAATCAAAATTAAACAGGCGTGATTCATCACGCTTGTTTTGTATTAGCTCTGAGTAAAGTGATAAAAATCACACAACAAAAAGAAGATTTAACAACTTATAGTTGTTTTTCGTGAGCTATTAGTTTAGAGTTTTCTATAACGTGGTTTTAGTGCGTCCATAGCACGAGTTGAAATCACCTTACCTAGCCAACTTAACCTTACATTTCACTAATGTTCAGCCCACCTCATTTTTTGGTGGGCTTTTTTTTATGCCTAAAAACCCCGCTTGGTAAGTCTCCCACTCTTCTTACTGCATGATTTTATGCGAGGCGAACATGCTCACGAAAAAAAGACTCTTTATTGGAGCCCTTGCGGGGGGTATTGCCGCCTTTTTTGTCTTTAAGGGTGATCGCTTAACGGCGTTCTTCGGTGCGATTGCGGCTTTCTTTGGTGCGTTTTCAGTAAATGAAATTGTCGCGATTGTGGGTGTGATTCTCGGTGTCGCGTCTTTCTTCCTTACTTGGTACTACAAAGAAAAAAATCACTTGCTGCTGAAAGCTCAGCTCATGCAGCAAGGCGCGGTGTCTGCAATTTTAAAGCAGGATGATGCGTCATGAGTCGATTGAAAAAAGTCCTTTGCTCGGTTGGCGCGATTGTCGCGCTCATTACAGGCGGCGTCACCGTCAATGATGCGGAGTATACCCGCGCCATTGGCCAAGTGCATATCGCGGGCGAGTCGGTTGGCGAACTGCGTATTTCAACGCGGGCGCTCGACATCATCGGTAACGCCGAAGGCTGTCGCCGAGATCCGTATCGTTGCCCTGCGGGGTTAACGACCAATGGCATTGGTAACACGCATGGTGTGATTAACGGCAACGTCTCGGATGAGCAGATTGCCAAAGATTGGATCAAGAACATCCAATCAGCCGAGCGCTGCTTGTTTGATTGGAAAGCCGACACACCACTCACGCAAGGCCATATTGACGCGTTCACTTCTTTCATTTTCAACACAGGCTGCAGCCGATTTCGTTACAACGCCAACGGTACTGAAACGCAAATCGGCAAGTTTGTTCGGCTTGGCCATTACGAACTGGCTTGCAATCAATTGAATCGATGGGTGAAAGGTGGCGGGGTCACTCTCCCTGGCTTGGTGACGCGTCGCCAAGAAGAAACCGACGTATGTTTATCGCCATAACATGAGGGCTGCTTATGCAATGTTAACTCCCAAGCGGGCGGGTGATTGGACTGGACGGGCAGGCGTAACAATCACGGAAATCAAATTTAGCACAGTGTTTGTCTGAGCGGCCTATCGGACAAAGTACAAACCCGGTTCCTCACGAGTGGATGCTCAGCAGGTGGCGCGTTAGGTCGTGCTCAGCATCCGTTAATCAATGTGCTCTTGTTGAGTGCATTGATTAGCGTTCAGTAAAGGACAGGCTATGTTGACAAAAATTCGCTTTGGATTGGCGATCGGCGCTCTGGCTGTGGTCGGGCTGCTGGTATGGCGCATCGATGTGCTATCGACGTCACTGGCCAAGGCTAATCGAGAAGTTGGTACGTTAAAACAAAGTGAAACGCAGCTGATAGCGGATCTGAATGCCGAGCAAAGTAAAGTGGCTCGCTTGCAAAGTCTTTATCAGCAAGAGCAAACCTCAGTCGCCAAACTGGTGGAGGAACTGGAACGTGAAAAGTCACTTACCGCCGAACGGCAACAGCGTGCTTATGACGCGGCGCAAAAGTCATCTTGTGCTAATGAGCCTGTGCCTGACGAGCTTATTTGGCTGCGCAACTCGCGAGCCTCCGCACCAAGTCACCAAAACTGAATTCATTTATATCACGCCGCCCAAGGCGTACAGCGTCGGCTGTTTTGTGCCTCCGTTCAACGGCCATACATGGGCTGACTATGCAATGGATAACGAAGCGCTGATCTCTGTCATCGAATCTTGTGACAAGCGTTTCAAACTCATTCGAGAGTGGGACGCTTCACAGTCAACAAATACCGACCCGATGCAATAGGGGACCACAAGTGCATGTTTAGCCCTTCACGCATCGGGTCGTTATGTCGTGAGGTGAAATGTGGGAACCGTTACACCAATTAATGACGCTTTCGCTTGGAACATTACTCGTATCGCTGAGGCGTTCAGCTTGCATCGCGATACCGTTCGCAAGCGTTTAAAAGAAGCACGAGTCAAACCCGTGGCCAAACGGGCAGGCGTTGATGTTTACGCTTTAGCCGATGTTGGCCCTGCGCTGTTTTCTGCCGAGGTTGGGAATAAATCTGAGGATGATTACAACCCCAACAAGATGGCCCCGAAAGACCGTAAAGACTTTTTCCAATCTGAGCGTGAGCGACTGAAATTTGAAACCGAAATCGGTGAGCTGATCCCCGACTCTGAATATCGCCTCGATCTTGCGGCGGTATTGAAGTTTCTGGTCAGTGCCTTTGAAACCATGCCCGATGACTTGGAGCGTCGTTACAACGTGCCGCCAGAAGTGCTAGAGCATGTCGAGCAGTGGGGAGATGAGCGCCGCGCTTGGTTATATCAAAAATTGATCGAGGTTGAGCCAGATGCAAGTTAACTACGCTTCGCCGGGGAGAGTTCGGCGAGACGTAGCTTCTCTGATTAAACCGCCGAATCGCGAACCGGTTTCAAAAAGTGCGCGCCGTTTGCTGCATGTAGAAAAAGGCGGTGCGATGGTTCCTTGGGATGGGGACTTAGTGCCTTACATGCACGAGCCTATGGATTGTTTAAAGTCACGGCGTTACAGCGCGGTGATTTTTGCAGGGCCTGCGCGAACGTCCAAAACCGTCAGCCTGATTGATGGCTGGATATGCGACACGATTGTGAATAATCCCTCGGATTTTCTCTTAGTGCAGATAAGCCAAGAGAAAGCCGCTGAGTATTCCAAAAAACGTTTGGGTCGTGAGTTTAATGCCAGCCCTGAAATTCAAGCGGCGCTCTCACCAAGGGCGCACGATAACAACGTACACGACAAAGTTTTTAAAGCAGGCAACTTTTTAAAAATAGGCTGGCCATCGAAAACGATTTTCGCCTCGTCAGACTGGAAGTATGTCGCGCTGACTGACTACGACCGGATCCCTGCGAACGTAGACAGTGAAGGTTCTGCATTTGGTCTTGCATCAAAGCGTACCCAAACGTTTATGTCGTCAGGCATGACTCTCGCGGAGAGCTCGCCTGGCTATCCGATCACCGATCCAACATATCGGCCAGCCACTATCCACGAAGCGCCGCCGACTGACGGCATACTCGCGCTGTATAACCAAGGGGATCGCCGCCTGTTTTTCTGGCAGTGCCCCGAGTGTGGTGATTGGTTTGAACCCGATTTCCCGTTGCTGCAGTGGGATAGGGATCTTGCCGACCCTGCGCTGGCATCAAAAGAGGTGTTTATGTGCTGCCCGCACTGTGGAACGCTGCATTCTGAGCATAAGCGCATGTCGGGTGGCGAGTCGTTAAAGATGACGCTGAATCAAAGCGGCCTCTGGATACCCGAAGGATGCAAGGCCGACCAGAATCGCGTGATCACAGGAGTGCGCCGCGATACGCGCATTGCGTCTTTCTGGCAGAAAGGGCCGACCGCTGCATTCCAAACGTGGAATGAGCTGGTCTACAAGTACCTTTCTGCGCTCGAAAAATACGAACAAACCGGAGACTTAACCAACCTTCAAACCACGGTCAATACCGACCAAGGTAAACCATTTACGCCGCCGCGTAAGGGGGATCAAAGCGTTCAGAAATTGATGGATCGCCGCACCGATTTAGGGGTGCGTGTGGTTCCTGAATGGGCGCGATTCCTCACCGCCGCCGTTGACGTTCAAGCAGGGGCTAAAACCTCGCGTTGGGATGTCATGGTACTGGCTTGGGGCCCTGATTTAGAGCACCAAGTCATTGATCGGTTCAAGATTGAAAAATCGAAACGAATCGATCCGGAAAACCCGGACAAGTTTGTCCGGGTGAATCCGGCGACGCACTTGGAAGATTGGGATCTGGTGACAGAGAAAGTCATTAAGAAAACCTACGAGTTGGATGATGGCTCTCAGCGCCGTATGCCGATTTTGCTCACCGCGTGTGACTCGGGTGGTGAAGACGGTGTCACCGATAACGCGTATGCGTTTTATCGACTACTCAAAAAACAGGGCTTGCACCGCAAGTTCATGCTCATCAAAGGGCAAGGGGTCGGTCCCGTCATTAAAGAGACTTTCCCTGATAACACCAAACGCAGTGACCGAAAGGCGCGCGCGTTCGGTGACGTGCCTGTGCAGCAACTCAACACAGACCGCATTAAAGACACCGTGTCGAACGCGATTGATCGTGAGACGCCGGGACGTCGTTATTGTTGGTTCCCCGATTGGCTGCCGGAAAGTTTCTTTGATGAACTGATGGCAGAAGAACGCCAAGCCTCGGGCAAGTGGGAAAAAATATCGACTCGTAACGAAACGCTCGATCTGTTTGTTTACAACTGGTCGGCGATTTACAAATTAAAAGCCGATCAAATCGTTGATTGGGATAACCCACCGTTGTGGGCGGTGCCTATCAGTGAGAGCTCAGAGTTAGTCACATCCGATGGCGAAGAGGTTGCGCTACCAAAGCGCCGCCGCCGCCGTTCCAGTTTATAAGTGGTGATGTATGGCATTTACAAAAGCAGACATCGACGCGCTCGATGAAGCCATTGCCAGCGGTGAGCTCACCGTGCGCATCGATGGCCGAGAGATAACGTATCGCAGCTTAGGCGATTTGCTCAAAGCAAAGCGTCATATTCTGCGCTCGATAGCGCTGCAACACGGCGTTAGGCCGAGAGCGTTTAGCGGCATAACGACCAATATTGATCG